CTACGTTTCAGTGTGAGGCTGTAGCGCCTAGGAGACTCTTCCAAGTGCCGGGGGTCGATCAGGGGATTCCCGATCTTCCTCCAACATTTCGCAAGGGCCGGTTCTCCGTCTAACGGATCCGGATCACTCTGCGAAACCGGAATCAAGATGCGGTGTTCCCACCGCATCAATCTCCGATTCCACCGAGTGGGCGGCACACACGTACTGTGTGGTGCATGCCACCCCAATGCGGGACTGTTAACCCTCACCTCCGGGAGTTCACCCGTGAGGCTCTCCACGGCCTTCCTTAGAGCCGCGGAAGTGCGCCAAAGACCAAGCTTATACAGCTGGTTTGCGGTCGCAACTGTGCTAACAATACCGGACGAATCACCTCGATCAGTCGGTACGTCTCGACGGAGGTACACCGGGGTTACCGGCTCTCCATCGTAGGCGTCCAGTCCGCACGACTCCCGGAACTTCCCAGTCCCGAATGTCTTGCGGGTGTTAACCTTGAAGCCTAAAGCCTCAAGATCAGCACTGATCGCGGACGTCTCGTCTGCAGGAACGATTAGATCGTCCCCGTAGACGTAGACAGAGCGTGACATCTTGTGCACGGTCTGTCTAGTAGGATAGTGGCCTGCTCTGAGACACCGCGAGGCAATGATTGATATGAAAAATACAATCGCCTCAACGGGGAAACAGAGTGCGGAGCCCATTGACGCAAACTTCCGTAAGGGGATTCTTTCCCCGTTCGGAAGTTCGGCACTCATACTCCTGCAAGCGTCGATCAGCGCCCGAAGATTAGGGTGGCTGGCGAACGCCTGCTGGAAATGAGCCATGGAGACCCGATCGCTGGCCTCACTCATGTCCATCGTAGCCAAGTGGCCACGGGAGGACGCAAGTAACGCCAAATCCTGGTTGACGGTTTGGTCACGGAAATTAACGTGACCGCCGCAAATCGAAGAGGCTTCGATCTTCTTCACCAGGTACCGCATTAGACCCTGCTGTACGAATTGCATGCACAGAGGTTCCACTGCGATGACTCTCGGAGTCTTCAAGGTCTTGGGGACAAAAACGACCCTCACGGGCGGTTCGTCCCTTGGCTCGATGAAC